GTTTTCAGTCAATGAGTTAAGTAATGGGATGGCACAACGAAGTGTTAATGCCTTTTCCCCTTCTCTTTGATTGTTATAGGTCTTTGAATCGCTATCGTTTAAAAGTTGACTAGGTACTCCGTAAATGTTACAAAGTGCTTTTAAATCCCATTTTTCCGATTCAATGATATTAAGTTCCACAGGAGAAAGTCCGATTTGTTTCCAATCTACTTTATAACCTGATACTGCAATTGAGTTGTAGTTTAAGCTACCACCTTTTTCGCTTACTGCCTTTTTAAGTGCTTGTGCTTGTTGTTGTCCACTTGTGGGGTCAAACCTTTCATCGTTCATAAATAAAACTCCAGCAGGTCCACCATTTTGGAATGATGCAACGGAAGCGGTTTTAGCTTCGTTACTTCTTGTTAAGTTCTTTGCTGCTGCTCGTAGCGGTGATTGTCCGTACAATTGTCCACCTGTAACTCCCCATTGTGGATTGAAGTATTTATCGTGCAGTATTTCTTTTGTATCAAATGACCACATTTGTCCGTAATAAAGTTGATACCCAGCTCGTGTTGGGGGGAACACATTGATATTTGCAATGATAGCCATATACTGACTAGGCAAAGCAAATAGTTCAAATGGTTTACCCTGATTGTTTCCTGCTTCAATAAGTTTGCCATAAATAAAAGAATTACCTGTTATTAACTTAAAACCGCACCATTGTTCAACTAAATCACTCCAACAATCTTCCTCATTAGGATATTTTAGCAACTCGTTTAAGCGTTGGTCTCCTGTGTAAAGTTCGTATGCCTTTTTATGTAATGTCTCAAGTTCTTTTAGGTTGATGTCTTTTTGTGCAGCTAAAGATTTGTATTTCTTTGCAGCCTTTTCATCTACAACCTTATAAACGTGAAATGGTGCAATTTTAGCTTTATCGGTAATTAGTTTAATGATTGAGTAAACTATATCGTTTGCTACATATCCATCATCAACAAAACTTCTTTGGTCAGCCCCTTGCCAAGTAACGATACCCCTTTCAATTGCTATTTGGGAGTTCATCGGAATTGTTGGAAATAGTGTGTTAATCTTCTTTTTAGTGAAGATGTCAAATAAACCCATATTATTAGAATTTAAACAAAGTTAAAGAAATTTAAGTTAAAATACACTTACTGCAAATTTAGGTTTTGTTAAGTGAGTAAATACTGCGTATCGTGAAGCATCTAAAGCATCATCATTTGCTTTTACAGGTTCTTCAATTACATTATCGTTTTTATCTTTTTTCCATTTGTAGGACATAAATTCCCTTTTAAGATTTTTGCTATGAAAATGAATGTTTATAGGATAAGATTTCATTTTAACTATTCCTGCCCATACATCTTTTTGAGCAGGTTTAATATTAAATCCTTGTCGGTAAAGTTCCTCTATTGATTTGGGTTCGGCTGCATCTGCATAGATGGTTGCTCGTTCAGGCACTTTCTCTTTTATCAATCTTGTAAGGTCGGATAATGTAAGCCCACTTTGATAAATGATTTCCTCAAAGTAATTCTCTCCTTCGTGATGAGTAACCTTTATAAGTGCAGCTGGGTGGACATATCCAAAGTCAAGCCCATAGAAAACATCTCCTTCGGGTGCGGTGTCGTATTGTTTCCATTGAGTGTAGATAAGTTCTTTTGCTGCTCCTCGTTCTCCTAATCCGTAAACCTTCCACATAAAGTCATCAGGTAGGTTTTGATATTGCTCTATGTTTTTTATTTGTGATTCGGATAGGTTTGGCAAGTTGTTTAGATAGGTAGAATGTATGCGTTTGTTTTCGGGATTGTCAGCTACTTCATAAACCCAATTGATAAAGTCAGCAGGATTCCAATCAAGGAAAACCTTACCTGTGGTTCGCATTAGTAATTGGTCGTATAAAGTTCTTTTGATTAAGTTGGCTTCGTTAATGAATAGAACATCCCTTGCTGGTCCTCTTGCCTTGCTTTCATCTTCTAGTCCAAACAGTTCAATATAAGACCCATTGGGGTAAGTGTATATAAAATCGGAAAAGCTAAAATCATTATCTTGCCATAAACCCCAATTCTCCATTATAGATTTAAAATCCCTATAAACTCCACGCTTAATATGTGGAAGGGAATGTGATACAATTGAAATCCTAGTCTTTGGATTGTTGTAGGCTATTTCAATCAGTAACTGAACAATGGAATAAGACTTTGAACTCCTTGTGCCACCTTCATTGCAAATGACAGGATAGCTGCCTTCGTACGCTCTTTTGTTGGCAAAGAATACTGGTGTTGCATTAATCTTCAATTGGTTTGCATCGGTCATCTTGTTGTATTACTATTTGAACGCTCCCTTGAATGTTTGCGTTGATGTCGGTTGTTTGTTTTGCTCTGCCCTCTAGTCGGTCAAGTATCTCCTGATAAGCACGGATGTCGGATTTCATTGCCTTTGCAATTATCTTCATATCTAGTTGTTCAGCTATTGTAAACTCCTCATCTTCGCCTGTAACGGGGTTACGCACTTTAGTAACGAGTTGTAGTAAACGCAATAGTCTTGTTTTGCTATGTTCAACTCCTTTAGGTTTTCCTGCTGGGTTACCTGATACTCCTTTTGGGAATGGTGTTAAGTTTTGTGGATTAGGCATTATCGTTGTATTATCACTGAATTACAAAGTTACACCACAATTTGGACAAGTCGCACCCCCTATGGCATTGTCCTTTGGTTGTTCTATATCATTTGCGAATGCTGGTATATCTAATCCCCAATTATCCAAATCTTCAATGTTCCATTCGTTTGCAAAAGCATCCCATTCCCATTCGCCATAACCAACATTATCTTTAACAATAAATTCTTTCTTTTGTGCCTCACTTAAATTGTTAGCGTGGATTACAGGAACATCGGTTAACCCAGCTTCTAAACAAGCCTTTAATCTCATATTGCCACCTAAAACCATATTGTTTTCATCAATTACAATTGGTCTTAATTCAAGCATTTGGGGGAAATCTTGAATTGACTTAACTAGTTGTTTAAACTTGACATCCTTTATTATTCTAGGATTGTTTGGGTTTGGTTTGATTTCGTTGATTAACATTATCGGTTCTTTGTTGGTGTTCTAATGGATGGTGTTTGTAGCACTTCTTTTTTATTTAAGTCTTTAAATCCTAACGACTTCGCACATTGGCAACATTTTACTTCGTGTTTTGGCAATTGTGATTCCCATACATAATCGGTTGTAATCCCACATTTGCACTTGTATTCTCTTTTACAAAATGTATCTTTCATTATCCTTGTCTATTGTATGGTTTTGTTGGTTTGTCTTTTGGTCCGTTACTTTTTTTGTACTTACCTTTTTTTCTTGTGCCAAAGTTTACCTTTCCAGCTGCGTTAAGTTTCGCCATTATTTATACTTTTCAATTAATTGATTAAGTTCAGTCCTTGACCATTTCTTTATGAGCCTGTGTTGGCTTTCAAGGTGTAAAACCATTCGTTCTCCAATCTTATCAATAAGGTTTCTGCGATAGCCTATCAGGTGGAATTGGTCAAAGCCATTGCAGGATTTACATTCTCCGTTTACATTGTATTCATCAAACCTTAATGCTGAACTGCCCTTAACAGGAACATAATGCCCAGCATCCATAACCTCATAATCTTTAACCTGACCGCAACTAATACAAGTAAAATAGCCATCTTGACTATCTCTAGTCCTAATGTATCGGTTAAATATTTGTTGAGCCTTTGCCGTTAATCTTGGGATAGTTTGTAAAGCCATAATGCAAAATTAGGGTTTTATAGTACGAAAAACAACTATTCGGTCTTTATGGGTAAATCGTTTCTTATTGACAGGATTTAAGGATTGTTTTATTTTGTATTCATTTACACCTGTTATTCTTTTAGCGTAGGATATAGATTTAAATATTATTTCTTGTTTATTGTCTAGGTATATCATTCTCACAGGCTGCGAGTTCTCTGCTCCGTTCATTTGCTATGTCGTTTAGTAATCTTGTTAATGGAATTAAAAATCCTTTGGAACTATTGTTATCACCTCCGTTTTTAAGGAATAAGTTTTCTTTGTAATAAACCCTACAAACTTGTTTTAGTGCTTTTGTTGGAAATATAAAAGATATATCAAGTTCATCTATTCTATAAATCCAATACTCTGCGGTTGTGGTTGCTAATCCGCTAGGCTTATTTCTTGATTCATATTCAAAAAATAAGTTTCCTGTTTTATGAATTAACCTATCGTTTTTTACTTCAATATGTTTACCATCAGAAAACATATAATTTATTAAATCTTCGGCTTTTTCACCAAAGTTAAGGTCGTGTGTAAAGCTAGATGAATATTTCATTTTATTAGTCGTTTTATTTCGTAGTATAAATCAAATGTTCCCAATATAATAATGGCTAAAATAAAGCCAATAAATATCCTTGCAAACTCAAATATTAGTTTAAACAGTTCTTTCATCGGTTTATTATTTTATAGTAAATAATCTTGATTCCTTCCCAAATTAGTATTGTTAGTATTATTTTCATAGCTGGTTATTAAAGTGCATCATTAAAGAATATTTTTTACATTGCTGGGTCATTGTTTCCTCATCAATTAACATATCATCAGGTTTCTTTGATTGTGCTAAAAATACTGCCCTTACTTTGGCTTTAATCATATCGCCCTGTTCTTTTGATATTTTAATCATTTTACGCTTCCATAGGTAGTCAAATACTTGATGGTTTAAAAACCGCCAATTCTTTTGCTCTGATTTGTTCCAATAATCTTGCTCATCTTTAATGGCTTGTTCTTCATCTATTTGCATAGGTAATTGTTTTATTTCTTCTTGTGGTTGTATTTTACTTCTTACTTGTACTGCTATTTTTTTATAGGCAGACATTACCTCACCGATTAATTTAGGATTAAATATGATATGTTTTTCAACTGATAACTTATCTGCTGCTAACATTTCAAATGCGGTTTTTAATTCCTTTAGTTTGAATATTCCGTAATTATCCATTACAAAATCTACAATAAAGTCAAAGTCATCCATTGCTGGTGTTTGTGTTCCGCTTAATTGTAAACAGGTTTTAAGTACCTCTTTTACTTCTATTTTTGAGCATTTACTAATACTCATT